CCTCGCAAAAAATGCCGCGCAACGCGCGCGCGGTCGTCGAGGGCTACGCGCGCGGCGTCGCCGAGGGGCGCGTGCCCGCCGGACGCTGGGTCTACGCGGCCGCCCAGCGGTTCCTGCGCGACCTTGAGCGCACGGACCTCTCGATGGATTGGGACGCCGTCTCGGCGCTCGACGCGCACTTCGCCCGGCTGTCGCTCGTCGGCGAGGCGAGCGGCGAGGCGTTCGAGCTGCACCCCTGGCAGCTGTGGGTGCTCGGTCAGATCGTCGGCTGGCGGGCCGCCGACGGGCGGCGGCGCGTGCGCCTCGCGATGGTTCAGGTCGCTCGAGGCAACGGCAAGACGACGCTCATGGCGGGGCTCGCGCTGTGGGATCTGCTCGGCGGCGACGGGCGCCGCGTCCATGTCATCGCGAACAACGAGGACCAGGCGGGCATCTGCCTCGACACCGCCCGCACGATGGCCGGGCGCCTCGAGGAAGACGGCCTGCTCGTGCGGTTCAACCGCATCACCCGCCCGTCAGCCGACTGCGAGATGACGGCGCTGCCAGCCCTCGAGCGCTCGCTCGACGGCCTCAACCCGTCGCTGTGGATCGCCGACGAGGCCGCCGAGTTCAAGGGGCGGTTCCTGACCAAGCTCCTGACGACAGGCGCTAAGCGCCGCGAGTCGACGGGCGTCATCATCACGACGCCGGGCGCGAACCCCGAGAACCACTACGCGGAGCTCGTGAAGCAGGGCGAGGCCATCCTCGCGGGCGAGGTCGAGGACGACACGGTCCTGCCGATCCTCTACGGGCTCGACCCATCGGACGAGCTCGACGACGAGGCGACCTGGGCAAAGGCGAACCCGGGCCTTGAGTTCGGGCAGCCGGACCTCGTGAGCCTGCGCCGCAGCTGGAACACGATGCGGCGCTCGAGCATGGGCCGGGGCGAGTTCAGCCGCTACCACGCCGCGCGCATGTCCGAGGATACGGGCGGCTGGCTTGAGATGAGCTTGTGGCCGGGAGGCCAAACCATCGACTGGGAGGCGCTGCGCGGGCGCCCGGCATGGGTCGGGCTCGACCTCTCGAAGAGCCTCGACATGACGGCGGCGGTCGTGGCCGTCCCGCTCGACGACGGGCGCGTCGCCCTGCGCGGCCACTACTGGTGGCCGAAGGCCGACGTAGCCCAGCGCGAGCTGGACTACCGGATGCCCGTGCGCACCTGGGCGCTCGAGGGAAAGCTCACCCTGACGCCGGGGCGCGAGGTCGACTACGAGGCCGTGCGCACGACCCTGCTGGCGATCCGCGAGGAGTTTGACGTGCGGGCCGTCGGCTACGACGCGTGGGGCTCGAAGTACCTCGCCGAGCAGCTGCAGGCCGACGGCGTGCCGCTGCTCCTCTACCGCATGGGCATCGCGACCTTCGGCCCGGGCTGCAACCTCTTCCAGAACCTCTGGGCGGGCTCGCGGCTAGTGGTAGGGGACGACCCGGTGCTGCGGCGGGCCTGCGCCGAGGCGCACGCGAAGCGTGATCAGAACGGCAATATCCGGCCCGTGAAGAGTCGTACTAATTGCACTATCGACCCGCTCGTCGCGTCGATCATCGCCTGCCATGTGTGGGGCGGGCAGCGCGCCAGCTGCTACGAAGACGAGGCCTGAAATAATCGCGCGAACTTGCTTTAGTTCATGACGGGTCGCGGGCACGGGTCGAGCATCTACCCATGCTGCGGAACCTGTTCCAGCGGTGGATCGGCCACTACCCGACGTACGGCATCATGCTCCCGTCGACGGACCGTGGCGGCATGCCGTCCGTGACGCCGCTGAACGCGCTGTACTACACGCCCGTGTATCGCGCGTGCAGTCTCATCGCGCAGGACACGGCGCGCGTCTCGTTCGACACGAGCGACGCTGGCGTGACCAGCATCCTCGACGCGCCGAACCGCTATATGAGCGGCTACGAGTTCCGGCGCGCCATGATGCTACAGGCGTGCCTGTTTGGAAACGCCTTCGCGTTGATTAACAGGACGCGCGGCGGCGACCTCCTCGAGCTCATGCCGCTCGACATCGAGAGCGTGTCGCTCGACGTGACCGGGCCAGAGCCGTACTACCGCACCCGGCAGTATGGCGACGTGCAGATGCGCGACATGTTCCACTTGCGGGCCATCGGGCTCGACGGCCTGTGGGGCGAGTCGCCCGTGCGCCTGTGCAAGACGTCGCTGACCATCATGGCCGCCCAGGAGCAGGCGCAGCTCGAGGTCATGAGGAACGCGGGCAACCCGAAGCTCGCCATCGTTCACCCGGGCCCGCTGTCTGCTGGCGCGCGGCAGTCCATCGCCGAGAAGTTCCAGAGCGACCACGGCGGCGCCGAGAACGCGGGCAAGCCGCTCGTGCTCGCCGAGGGCATGAAAGTCGAGCGGATCTCGTCGACGCTGGAGGACTCTGGCATCAGCGCCGCGCGCCAGTACTCGATCGCTGATGTCTCGCGCATCTACGGCGTTCCCGTCACCTACCTCGGCGAGACGACCAACGCGTATGGCTCGATGGAGTGGCTGTCGCGGATGTACGTCGACGCCTGCCTCGCGCACTGGTTCGCCGCGTTCAGGGCCGAGACGCTCTCGAAGCTCGCGACCGTCGCCGCGTCGTTCGAGTTCGACACCGACGCGCTCGTGAAGCCGTCGCTTGCCGAGCAGTTCGCGGCGCTCCGCACGGGCGTCGAGTCCGGCGTGATCACGCGGAACGAGGCGCGCGCGAAGCTCGACTACCCGCCGCTGCCCGGGCTCGACGAGCCCATCGTCGCGAAGAACATGGGCACCGGGGGCGGTGCCTCGAACCTCGGCTCGGACACGAGCGCGGAAGCGGGGACCCCGAATGATTTCTAGGCGCAACCTCGAGCTTGCCGAGCAGACCGTCGAGGGCGCGACCCTCTCCGGCTACGCCGCCGTCTACAACGAGCAGTCGCGTGAGCTCGTCGAGGGCGGCCGCGCGTTCGTCGAGCGCATCGCCCCCGGCGCCTTCGGCGACTCGGTGCGCGGCGACGTGAAGCTGTACTACAACCACGACGCCTCGCAGCCGCTCGCGCGCACCTCGAGCGGGACGCTGAAGCTTCGCAGCGACCGCGCGGGCCTCGCGTTCGAGGCCGACCTCGCCGATACGCAGCTGGGCCGCGATGTGCGCGAGCTTCTCAGGCGCGGCGACCTCTCGGGCGAGATGTCGTTCGGGTTCTACGTCGACGATCAGGAGTGGAACCGCACCAAGACCGAGCGCCTCGTGAAGCGCGCGCGGCTCGTCGAGATCTCCATCGTCCAGGACGCCGCCTACCCACAGACCAGTTCCAGCCTGCGCGGCGTGCGCGCGGCTGCTCTCGAGGCCGCCCGTGCGCGGCTGGATCTCTTCAAGGCAAGGACCGCACATGTCTGACATCCACGATCTTCAGAACGTCACGCACCAGTACCGCAAGTCGCTCGAGGCCTTCGAGGCGCGCACGGGCAAGCAGGCCCGCTTCATCGACACCGTCGGCAACGGCGAGGAGCGTCAGGTCATCGACCGCATGGACGCGGACCTCTCGGCCATCGAGGCGCGCATTCAGGACATGGCTGCGCAGAAGGCGGCCGCCGAGCACCGCGCCGCGCAGCTCGAGGCGAAGCTCGCCGAGCCCGTCTACCGCGCGAAGCCCAGCGAGGCCAAGCTCCTCGACGTGGCGAGCGAGGAGTACGCGCAGCGCTGGCTTAAGGCCGTCGCCACCGGCGACTCGGGCGAAATGCGCGCGCTCTCGCTCGGCTCGTCCGGCGCGGGCATCCCGACCGACATGGAGCGCCGCATCGTCGACCGCATGTTTCAGGCGAACGTGATGCGGCAGATCGCGCCCGTCTCGACCATCGACTCGAAGCGGACAATCCCCGTGCAGAACGCGCTGCCCACGACCTCGCTCGTCGCCGAGGCGGGCACCATCACCCCGGCCGACCCGACGTTCTCGACGGCGATCTCGGTCGTGCCCTACAAGCTGGTCACCGCCGTCCCCATGTCGCAGGAGTTCATCGAGGACGCCATCGGGAACGGCGGCATCGGCTCGGGCCTCCAGTACGTCGCCGACAAGTGCGGCCTGTCCCTTGCGCTGAAGCAGGAGGAGTACTACACGACGGGCACCGGCTCCTCGCAGCCGCAGGGCATCTGCGACACCTCCGGCGGCATCACCCAGGTCGTCGACCTCGCGGGCGCAGCGGTGACGACCATCAGCGCTGACAACGTCATCGATGTGGTGCACACGGTCCCCGTCGCCTACCGCAACTCGCCGCGCTTCCGCTGGCTCCTCTCGGACACGGCGCTGAAGACGATCCGCAAGCTCAAGACGACCAACGGCGACTTCGTCTTCTCGCCGATCAACACGGGCGGCGGGCAGAACGTGGCGGGCCTCCCCGGCACCATCTACGGCGTCCCGTACTCGGTCGGCCAGTACGTCCCGACCGCGACCTCGAACGGCAACGTCTTCGCGGTCGTCGGCGACTTCAACTACTTCGAGATCTTCGACCGCACGGGCATCACGTCGATGGTCGATCCGTACTCGGCGGCGGCGACGCATCAGTCGACGCTCTACGTGTACACCCGGACGGATTCGCACATCATGCTGCCCGAGGCGTTCGCGGCCATCACCTGCTGAGGCATTCCTCTTCTCCGCTGCTCGGCGCGGGAAACCGCGCCGAGCGGTTTATGACCATCGCGCTCGCGACCATAAAGGCCGCGCTCAAGATCGACTACACCGACGACGACACGGAGCTCGAGCGCATCCGTGACGCGGCGGTCGCGTGGGTCGAGAACTACTGCGGCTTCGCTCTCTCGAGCGCCTCGCGCACGATGTATCTGCGCGATTGGAAGGACACCGTGTTCGCGGTGCAGCCCGTGACCGCGCTGACGTCCGTGGCGTACACCGACACGTCGGGCGGCTCGGCGACGCTGACGAGCGGCACCGACTACTACTGGGATCAGAGCGGGCCCGTCTCGGTTCTTCGGTTCCTCGCCGAGCCGCCGTCGATGAAGGACGGCACACTCGCGACCGTGACGTATACGGCGGGCTACGCGACCGAACCGAACGAGGTCGTGCAGGCCGTCATCAGCATCACGGGCCTTTGGTACAACAACCCGGAAGCGGCGCAGCCCATTGGCCTCTCGGCCGTGCCGCTCGGTGCGCAGTTCATGCTCGAGCACCTCCGGCTCAAGGGGCCGTTCTCGTGATCTCCGGCGGCCTGCTCCGGTGGACCGCGACGGTCACCCGCCCGGCCAGCGGCGTCGACGCGCTCGGCATGCGCAAGGGCACGTTCGCGAACGTCGGCACCATGCGGTGCGACATGCGCGACCAGTCCGCGAACGAGCAGGAGTACGCCGACGGCGTCTCGGTCCTGAAGCAATACGAGGTCCGCGTGCGTTGGCCGAACATCGCGCGGCTGTCCGTCACCCCGGTCGACCGCCTGACCGTGCGCGGCAAGACGCTGCGCATCAACCACATCCGCAACCTCGACGAGGATGACCGTGTCGCGGTCATCGAGTGCACGGAGGTCACCTGATGGCGTCGCTCGAGGAAGCCGTGCGCGAGATGCTGACGGACGCCACCAGCCTGTCGGCGCTGTCGAATAACGCCATAACGCACGGCTATCGCTTGTTCGGGCAGACGCTGCCCGCGCTGACGTTCGAGCTCGAGCAGACCGAGGACAGCTTCCTCGACGGCGCCGTCCGGGCGGTCGTCGTGCGCGCGTCGTACATCGCGGCGACGACCAAGGCGGCCGCTGATGAGCTCGACAACGTGCGCAACGCCTTCGCGGCCGGGACGCACGCAAGCGTCGACTTCCACGCCGTCGTGCCCGGCGGCCACACCATCGAGGAGACGGTCGCGACCGACGGCGACGAGCAGTCGCCCGCGATCCTGAACTACACCTGCACCCTGTACTACGAGGTCTAAACCATGGCCGTCCACGCGACTTCAGGCAGCTCAATCAGCTTCGGCGGCACGGCCATCGAGGGGCTGGCGTCGATCACCTTCAACCACAACCGCACGACCATCGACATCACGGAACTGGGCCACGACTTCAAGAAGTACCTGCCCGGGCAGACGGACAGCTCGGCGAGCGTCGAGGTCTATTTCGACCAGGGCGGCACCGTGCAGGCCGCCATCGAGACGGCGCTCAACACGGCGACCGCGACGACCTCGGTCGTCTACACGGCGCACACGGGCGCGACGTACACGTTCGCCGCGATCCCGACATCGATCAACTACTCGTCGGCCGTGAACGACGTCGTGAAGGCCACCATCGAGCTGAAGGCCATTTCGGCGGTGACCATTGCCTGACGTGTTCGCCATCCTGAACTCCGAGCCCAGGCTCATCGTCGTCGACGGCGTCGAGATGCAGCTGCGTCGGCCGACCGTCGGCGACCTCGCCGAGGCGCTGCACGTCAACACGACGACGCCGGAGGACGCGAACGCGCATCTACTTCTCAGGCACCTGCAGACGCGGAACGGCTCGGCCGTCTTCGCCACGCTCGAGCACGCCCGCACCTGCCCGCTGAAGCTCGCGCTTCGAGTGGTCCCGATGATCGAGGAGCTGTATGCCGAAGGCCGGGACTAACTCCGGCGGCGCAGGAACTGCTGCGCCGCTTCCCGCCGACGACGCCGACGCCGTGGCTGCTGCCCGTGGCGTGGGTGAATGTCCTTTGGAAGGTGCCCGACTGGGCGGGCATCAGGAGGCGTCTCGATGACCTCGCCGCTGACCGCAAGGCTCAACGCCTCTGACGCCGCGGCGCTGCGCCGCGAGCTCGAGAAGTTCCCGCTCGCCGTGCAGGACCAGGTCGCGCGCAAGGCGCTGACCGCCTACAACCGCGAGGTCGTCGCGGCTACGAAGGGCCGCACGCCCGTGCGCACCGGGAAGCTGCGGCGCTCGGTGACGGGCAAGGTCAAGCGATACAGCGGCGTCGTGTGGGGCGCTGTCGCCCACAAGACGAGTTTCCCGCGTGACAAGGCCGCGCTTGCCGTCGGCGGCAAGGCCCGCCGGGCGGTCTACGACATGGGCGCGGGCTGGCGCTCGCACTTCACCGACCTCGGCTGGCACTCGTGGCCGAAGAGCGACCCGCGCCGAGGCAAGGGCAAGGGCTGGAAGAAAGGCCTGTATCACCGCGGGCGCGGCACCTACCACCGCGGCGTGCACGCGCTCGAGACGGCGGCGCTCGCGACGAGCCCGCGCCTGCTGCCGAAGCTCCGCGAGGTGCTCCGCTCCGAGATCCTGAAGAGGAGCCGCTGACATGGCGAAGCTGCCGACACTCAACGTCGATGTGCGCGTCAACACGCGCACGATGCAAAAGGACATCGACGCCGCGAACAAGCGGCTTCAGAACATCGGCGGCAAGGGGCTCGCGTTCGCGGGCGGCACGGCGGGCAAGATCGGTTCTCTCGGCTCGCTCGGCGGGTCTGCGGGCAGCGCGGCCATCGTGGCCGGGGCTGCGGGCCTGACGGCGGCTGCCCCGTTCATGGCCGCAAACCGGATCATCGACTCGTTCTCGTCGAGCGTCGAGGCCGCCCGCGCGGCGCTTGAGAAGAACAGCGTCGACTCGACGCAGACGACGTGGCGGCAGATAGGCGTCGTCGATCAGTTTGCGCAGCGCCTGGCCGCGGCGTCCGAGTTCAGCGCCGAGCTCGAAGCGAAGAACAAGGGCTTTTGGGACACGTTCTGGGCGTCCGCATCGAACGACCAGGGCCAGGTCGGCGGGCTCATGGGCGAGATCGTCGAGGGCGCCGGGAGTGCCATGGACTCGCTCAAGCAGATCACCGCACAGTTCGGCGCCGTGCTCGGCGGGAAGACGGCCGAGCAGGCCCGCATCGAGGGACTCATGGCGACGGCCGGACAGGGCGCGAGCGCCTTCGAGTCCGACCTCGCGGCCGCAAACGCGCGCGCCGAGCAAATGACCACCTTCGAGCGCATCGCGTCGACGGCGCAGGCCGCAAGCGACCTGACGCCCATCGGCATGTTCACCAACGCACTCCGCGACCTGTTCGGATGACATCATGCCAAACGTCGGAACGACATACACGAGCCACAAGGTCGCGACGCGCGTCGTCGAGGGCACGCCGTACTTCGGCAAGTCCTCCATCGAGGTGACGTACCGCGTGCAGTCCAACCTAGGCTCGCCGGGCAGCGCCCCGGCGGGCATCGACCTGCCCTACGGGCTCGACCTTGTGCTCGCCGACACGGGCGTCCTGCCGCGCATCGGCACTCCGTACCCCGCGCCGGGCAGCGGCACCTCGACCTGGCAGGAGACGGCCCTCTGCCGCAGCCTGCGCACGCAACCCGCGGACAAGTACATCGACGTCGTCGCGACGTTCGACACGATGTACTTCTACACGCCCGCCAACTTCACCAAGATGAACAAGGGCGGCACGGTCAGCTTCGCGCCCGCTGGCGTCTACGTCCCGGCGCGAACCGTCTTTCAGTCGTCGCGACGGTCTGCGAACGTTTGGCGAAGCGACTGGACGACCGGGCCGGACGCCGCAAGTGACACGACCATCGAGATCGCCGGGACGATGATCTCGGCGGGCAAGACGCCGACGCGCGTCGACGTCGCGCAGATGAAGATCAGGATGAAGCTCCTGATGGACACCGAGTCGCAGACACCCGCGGACATCGCGGCCGTCGCGGCGGCCTACGTCGGGAAGCGCAATTCGGACACCTTCCTCGGGTTCACGGCGGGTTCGCTCGTCTGTGACTCGGCGAACGTGCAGCAAGTCGACGCGGAGTTCTACGAACTTGCGATGGAGTACACCTGGGACGAATGGTTTCACCACAATCAGACCCCCGGAACGCTTCCAAATGGGGAGATTCAGATGTACAAGGACGGCGGCGGCGCCATCGTGGTCAAAGACGTCTTCTGGAAGCGGGAAAAGCGGACCGCCATTGCGTTCAACGACATCTTCGGTAGCCCGGCAACCGACCAGGGTGGCGTCTGGCGATACATGGCCGAAAACGGAGTGTACTACTGATGTCCTTTCGCGATGTGCTCATCAACAACCAGACTTTGAACCGCCTCGCCACGGCGCAGCCGGAAGAGCGAACGGCATCGGTTCAACTGATGAAGGTGACCGCATCCACGCCCGTCATCGGAGGAACCAACCGCCACGTATATACCGTCCGCACCGCGCGGGTCGGCCCCGTCAACGGCGTGAACGACTACGAGCCCGCTGAGGAAGGCAACTACGACGAGGACGCGCTCAGCGTGAGCGAGCTCTCGAACGACCTCACCGGATACTTCAGCTACGGGGTCGACCCCGTCAACATCCAGGGCTCACAGTCGCCGCGGCCCATCCCCGTCGGCACCTTCGTGGTGTGCGTGCCGCATTTCGATTCCGACGGCGAGTTCATTTGGTTGATCATCAACACGCAGGCCATCGACGGCACCTGCTAACTGCGAGGCACCTACGACTATGAGCAACTGGGAACCACATATCCACACTACGGTCATTGGCGTCGGAACCAGCCTGACTCAGCTCTATCCGAGCGGCGATGGCCCGACGGGACCGCGAATCTTCGGCATCGCGTGCAGCGGCGATTTCTATCTCAACCTCAGCGACGACGGCACCGGGAACGCGTTGTTCGTCGAGCAGACTTCGCAGGGACCATTCTGGGTGACCGCCGACGACATCTCGCGGATTTGGGTGAGGTCGACGACTGGCACGCTTAATTTCATGGTGATCAGCTATCACCCGAACTCCGTTTTCCCGGGTCGCTGACCATGACCGCCGAGATCATCGCCGCCGCCGCCGCCGTCTGCACCTGCCTCGTCGGCAGCACATGGCTGCTCGCGTCGAGGATCTCGCGCCTCGATGTGCACCTCGCCGAGCTGCGGGTCCTCGTCGCATCGTTCGAGAGCCGCATCGCGCGGCTTGAAAGGATCATCGACAAATGAACAACCGAAACACAACCATCGCGGGCATCGGCGCGATCCTCGTCGCCGTCGGCGGCGTCCTGGTCGCGTGGTTCGACGGCGACGCCAGCACGGCGCCCGACTTCGCGACGGCGATCGCCGCGGTCGTCGCGGGCATCGGGCTCATCAAGGCGAAGGACGCCGAGAAGAGTGCGTGACCTCGTCCTCGGGCTCATCCTCGCCGTGCTGCACTACCTCGAGAAGCGGTCGGGCGCGGCTATCGACGCTTCGCCCGATCGCCCTCGCCTGCGCCGTGCTGGCGCTCGGCTGCGCGTGTGGCTGCGCAAGGACGGTCCTCGTCTCGGAAAGTAGCCCCGTCCGCGTCGGGCCGTGCGTGCGCGGGCGGGTCTACGCGCTCGTCCAGGGCGAGTGGCGGCTCGGCTCGAGCGTGACGCTGCCAGAGGGCTGGTACCTCGTGCCCCCATCGTTTGTGGAGGACGAATGAGCAACCACCGCGCCTGCTGCTGCGACGAGTGCGAGGAAATCGATGAGTGCCTGACGAAGTTCGGCGACGGGTTCGGAGGACCAGCGTGGGTTAACTGTTTGCCGAACACCGTCACGATCAACCGGGTCAAGATCGAGAGCCACCTAAAGTTTTTCGTCAACGGTCTTGCGGTTGTGGATAACCGCCAGACGATTGAACTTTATGATCTTGTCCTTGCGTGGGATCCGTTTTTGGCAAGGTGGATCAACACCGCGACAGGCACGTGGCGATTCTGGCAGCGATTCGACACCAGAAACATCGAACACGGAAACCGCGGACCGTTCTACGGCACGACGTGCGGAAGCGGATGCTTCGATGGCACGTTGTGTTCGCGGTTTGAATGGGAAAGCGGCACACAGAACTGCACCGGCGGCGAGGTGGGGCTTGACTACCGCGATCCGTGCGAGTTTTACAGCACCTGTCCGATGAATGTCATGGACATCTTGCTTGCGAAGACCGCAGACTATTCCGAAACGTACTACTGCAACAACGGCACGGATATTCCGCCAACGCCGATTAATATTGCAGCGACCGCCTATGTCATCGGTCAGCGCGGCTGCCTTTTGAATAACACCTACGATCGTCGCCGAGTCGATAGGAAAGGCAGCGTGCTGCTGTCGAATTCGTGGACAGTGTCGCCGTCTATCCCGGAAGGCCTATGCAAGGGCGGCGAGATATTCCCGTACCGCTGCGGTCAATGCGGCGAGTCCGGCGTATATCCTCTCGACCTAGTTTTTGCGAATCCGCAAGGCTGCAGCATCGACCACTTTGCGAGAACCTGCAACCGCTGCTACGCGCTGCAGGGTATGTGCGTGAACGGGATCCCCGGGCAAGGCGCGACGTTCGATCCGATTTGGTTTTGTGAGTGTCAGGACACCGAGGAGTTTGGCGGCCTCCCGTACTACTGCGTGAACGGACCGAGCAACTTCTGCGATACCGGCACGTATCCGAATATGCAATGTTTCAACAGCTGCGTCCCGAGCTATCAGGAGAACCAGGTCGAGCTATGTCTGAACATGAACGTGACGTGATACAGCAGCGCGCCGACGCGGCTGACCGCAATCGAGACTTCCCGGAGTTGCTTGCGCGGCAGGGGCGCATCATCGAGACGCCAGCGCCGCGTGGTCTCGGAGACCGAATTCACCTGATTGCCGTGGCGCTTGGCTTGGATCGGGTGGCGCGCGCCTTTGAGCGCGTCACGGGCAAGCCGTGCGGCTGCGCGCAACGTCGCGCGAAAATGAACGGGATATTTCCCGCATACAACCGATCCCCGCATGACGTATCGGAGAGGAATGGACTTGCGCGAGATCGTTCTGGACGCTCTGCGACAGAGGAGTAAGAGCATCACCTGGCTGGCCGTGCGGCTGGCGCAGCGCGACATCTGTTCCGAGGGCACCGTCTATCGGTGGCTCGCCGGCAAGGGAGACGCCAGAGGGCGCGTCGTCGGCGCCGCGCTCGAGGAGCTCGGAATCCCGGTCGGCAATTTCGGCATCGAATGGGGAAGCGTGCGCGTAGACGACACGGTGGTCGTATGTCGTGTCGGCAGCGAGACTTGGTTCAAGGGATCGTGGCGCGTCGTGCACGGCACGCGCCAGAGTGCGGAAATATCCGCCTCTGAAAGATTGAAGTACTTGACAGGGTCTCGCCGACAACCCAACCTAGTGCAGCGTCCGAGCGGTAGTGGTACCGCATCGGACGACCACTAGATGTTGGGTCGCGACCGTGCGCAGGGCGACTTAACAGAATACATAGTCCCTGCGCGCAAGAAGAGGCGCATCATGGATTTTATTGGACTGTTGGGCGCTGTCGTGGCATGCGCGGCGGCGATCTCGTGGCTGGCGGGAGTCGTCCTGCCGCTCTTCATGGACTCGGAGCTCGGACGCGAGGCCCGTCGCAAGGGGGTGATCCGATGAGCCGCGATCTCTCGGAGCTCTCGCACGACGAGCGGCTTGAGCGCGACGACCAGTATCGCAGCAGATGGGAGGCGGCGCTCGTTCGCCCGTTCAACCCGGAGCGCACGAGCGACGACCACACGTTTCACGACGAGCTGTGGCTGCGGTCGGAGATCGTGAAGGCGGGCGACAAGAAGACCGCCGACATGCTGCTGGCGGCCTCGAGGGAGATCGCCCGGCTCGAGGCCCAGGTCACCGTGCTGCAGGAGCGGCTCATGGTCGCGGTCGCGGCGCTCGCCGAGAAGCGACCGCTGCCGGAAGGGGGGACGGAATGAGCAGGGGCATCAAGTTTTCCTTGCAGCAGGACGGAAATCTGCGGCTCGTCAAGGAAAACGGCATAGACGCAAATGCCTTCGAGTTCGTCGTCGATCAACAGGAGTTGAGAAGGGGCGTTTCCATTGCGATTGAAAACATTGTGGCCAACCTGTTGGAGAGCAATGGCGTGCGGAAACGAGTCGAAGCGGATTTGGATCGTCTGATCGAAATCGCGATCAAGAAGTGCGCCGCGGACATCGCGCGGAAGGCCGAAGCCTCGGCTGCGGCCGTCGTGGCAAAGCGCGTGCACGACATGATTGATCTTTCCTCAATTCGCGTCGACGTGGATTTCAAGATGGGAGGCTCGCATGACTGACATCGTCAAGCACGAGGCGCGCGAGGAATTGCGAAAGGCCGAACGCAAGCCGAACGCAATCGGCGACCAGTGGCGTTTGGAGATCGTTCCGATGAGCGAGATCGCGGAGGTGCCGCAGATCGAGGCGGTTTCGGTCACTCGGCGGACGCGTCGAGAGGTGGATCTGGTGTTCCACGGCGCGTCACCCGGTTACGTGATCACGCAGGAGCGCGACGATATCGGCGACTGGCTCGATACCCTGCGGCACATCAGCCGAAAGGCGTGGTTCACGCCGGCGCACGCGACGGCGTTTGCGTCCGTCATGGCGCGAGAAATGAGGCTCGCATGACTGACATCGTCAAGCACGAGGCGCCCGACGCGCTGACCCGCAGCGGCGAGGGCCTACGCGTGGCCAAGGCCATGGGCAACATGATCACCACGCGCTACAGCGTCGAGCTGCAGGGCAAGCGCTACGTCACCGTCGCGGGCGCCACGCTCCTCGCAAACGGGCTCGGCTACACGGTGCGCGAGGTCGAGGTGAAGTACATCGAGATCGGCGGCGCGAGCGGCTGGGAGGCGACCGCCGAGGTCGTCGACCAGGACGGACGCGTGATCGGGCGGGGGTCCGGCATCTGCCTCACGAGCGAGTCCATGTGGGCCAAGCGGCCCGAGTTCGCCCGGCGCGCCATGGCGTCGACCCGCGCGGCAGGCCGAGCGCTGCGCCTCTGCGTGGGGCACCTGTTTGGCATGCTCGGCGACCGCGTTCAGACCGTCACCCTCGAGGAGATGCCCGAATGACTCGCCCAGAGATCATCAACGCCCTGCGCGAGGCCATCGCGCTCCTCGAGTCGGGCGACAAGGCCGTCGCCCGTCCCGTCCTCGAGCGCCGTCCCGCCGAACCGCCCGCGACCGACGCCGAGCGGATGACGTTCCGCCGGGCGAAGGTGCGGTTCGTGGACCACGGCACGTCCAAGGCCGGAAAGCCCTGGGCGCGGCTTACGACGGTCTTCGCCGACTCCGACGGCGAGCAAGTCGTCGAGAAGTGGCCCGCGTTCGACGAGGCCGTCATCGACGCCGTGCAGCTGTGCGCACCCGGCGACGAGGTCGCCATTCGCGCCCGCCCGAGGCGCGGCAGGGACGGCGAGCAGTCGTGGGTCCTGCTCAACGTCGAGCTCGTCAAGCGGGCCGAGCCCAAGCCCAAGGGCCCCGTCCTCGACGCCATCGACGAGATCCCGTTCTAGTCCTTTCGGTGGCCATGTGGCCGCCAAGCCCGCTGGCGACGTGACTCTTCCCAAGTCGCGCGTGCACCGACGCCAGCGGGCCTTTCCGAACCTTCCTCGCGTGGACGGCACCGCCTCTCGCCGTCCGCGTCCGCCCTCCCCCCGGAGCACCCGCCGGGGGGAGGGTTTACGTCGGACCTGATGCCATGCAGACAGCAGGATTTGCCATCGAGCCGCTACGGCTCACGGACGCCACGCCCGACCTACGGCCGCCCGTCGTCGACGGGCTCGTGCGCCGGGGCGAGACGTGCAACTGGATCGCCGCCCCGAAGACGGGCAAGACGTGGATGCTCTACACCCTGATCGGGGCCATGCTGCGCGGCAAGGACTGGTGCGGGTTCCCGACCCGCCGCGGGCGCGTCCTGATCGTCGACAACGAGCTCCACCGGGAGACGGGCCTACAGAGGCTCCAGAAGGCCCTCCAGCAGGCTCGGATCCCGTGGGAGGACGTCGAGGACATGGTCGACGTCGCGTGGCTTCGAGGGCAGCGTGCGGGCCTCGATGACCTCGAGGCGACCGTGCGCCAGAAGGAGCGGGGCGAGTGGTCGCTGATCGTCCTGGACGCGTTCTATCGGTTCATCCCTCGAGGGCTCGACGAGAACAGCAATTCGGACATGACCCAAGTCATGAACCACATCGACGCCATCGCCGCCTACGCCGACGCGGCGGTCGTCAACGTGCACCACAGCACCAAGGGCGGACAGGCTGGCAAGGACACCATGGACGTGGGCGCGGGCGCTGGGGCCATCGGACGCGCGACAGACTCGCACGTGGTCTTCCTGCGCCACGAGGAGGAAGGCTGCGTGACGATGCGCGCCCGGTGCAGGAGCTTTGCCCCGCCGAAGCCCCGAGTCGTCGAAGTCGACTTCGTCTACCCACGCACCTGGGTGCGGGACGACCTCGAGCCGGACGCGCTATGGGTTCCAGAACCTCCCAAGCGCAAGAAGGCCGAGCACTAGGCTCGGCCTTTTCTTTCGTTCTGCTTGGGAAATTTACGCTATGCGCAAGGCGCGTCGCTCTAGCAGAGCGCCGCAAAGCGCATAGCGTAACTTCCCTGTCAAGCCCTGTCAAATCGGGATATACGACAACTTTGTCGTGAATTGTGCGTCGTATGTGGATAACTTGGATGCATGGGAGCATCGAGCCGCGCCAAGGGCGCACGTGGTGAGCTGGAAGCCTGCGAGGCGCTCGGGCGCATCGGGCTCGACTGCGTTCGGACGCGGCAGTACGCGAACCGGAACGAGGGCCACAAGTCGCCCGACGTCGTGTGCGACCAGGCCGACATCTGGTTCGAGGTGAAGCGCTCCGAGCACCTCTCGCCGTACCGCTACATGGATCAGGCGCTCTCCGACTCGCGGGGCAAACAAGTCGCGTGCGTGGTCATGCGCTCAAGCCATCGTCCATGGCTGGTCATGCTGCGGGTTGACGACCTACCCCGCCTCCTTGAGGAGTACCAGCGTGGCCGACGTGTTCCAAGCGAACCCTGTGGGCGAGACGCTTGACTACCGCAAGCAGGCCATGGCCGAGGGCAGGGCGCTCACCGGAAACAAGTGGACGCGCATGCGGAGGCGGCACCTGATGGCGAACCCATCGTGCGTTGTCTGTGGCATGGCTGGCGAGGAGGTGCACCACATCGTCCCTCGAGCTCAGGCACCGCACCTGACATTTGTGTGGTCGAACCTGCAGACGCTGTGTCGTAAGTGCCACCACGACAAGCACTTCGGAAGTTATCCCCAAGTTATCCACAATTCATCGGGACAGGGGGGGTAACTTGAGGGCTTCGGACACCCCCTTGGTGC